ATTGACTCAATACAACTTTTCATCAAAAAGTTACTTACAGTTTGATGGCAACGCCTATATCGTTTTAGAAGAAGGTGACAAGATTAAGATAACAACTGAATCGGCAAGTTCGTTCAGTTTTATAGCAACATTTGAAGAAATAGGATTGACAAGACAATGACCTACCTTGAACTGATCAATGATGTCTTGGTTCGATTGCGTGAACCTACTGTTTCCACCAACCTAGAGACTACTTACTCAACCCTAATTGGCAAGTTTGTCAATGATGCCAAGCGTCAGATTGAAGATGCTTTTTCTTGGAACGCATTAGGATCAACCATCACAGTCACAACTGCCTCAGGCACATCTTCCTACTCTCTGACAGGTGCTGGGCAGAAGTTTCAGGTTATGGACGTCATCAACACAACAAGTCTCATTGGAATGAGAAACATCAGTTTTGTGGAGATGAACCGCAATCTTAACTTTGCGCCTGTTCCACAAGGTGCGCCAACCCAATTTGCCTTTGATGGCGTGGATGGTTCTTACGATAGCAAAGTAAACCTCTATCCAGTTCCAGATACTGTATACACAGTCAAATTTATGTTGACCATCCCCCAATCGTCTTTGTCTGCTGATGCAACTGTTGTCAAAGTGCCTGACACTTTGGTGGCTCAAAACGCCTATGCAAGAGCATTGGTAGAGCGTGGTGAGGATGGAGGGCTATCTTCCTCTGAGGCGTATGCGTTGTATAAATCAATGTTGTCTGACTACATAGCCTTGGAAGGTACACGATACCCTGAGAATCAGGAGTTTGTCTCGATATGAGCCAAGCAATCCAAGTCTCTAGCATAAGTGCCCCAGGCTTCTACGGGTTAAACACCCAAGACTCGCCTTTGGACTTGAATCAAGGGTTTGCTCTTGTCGCCACCAATTGTGTAATTGACCAATACGGACGCATTGGCTCACGCAAAGGTTGGTCAAGGGTTAACTCCTCATCTGGTGCTTTGGGTGCAAATGATGTTGGCGTAATACATGAGTTGGTACAGGCAGATGGAACTTTGACTGTGCTGTTCTCTGGAAACAACAAGTTGTTTAAGTTGGATGGCTCGAACGCTGTTTCAGAATTGACCTATGGTGGTGGAGGTACAGCCCCTACTATCACAGCAAACAATTGGCATTGCACATCCTTAAATGCAATAACCTACTTCTTCCAAGCAGGGCATGACCCGTTGATCTTTGACCCAGCGGTTAGCACCACTACTTATAGGCGTGTGTCTGAGAAAACAGGCTATGTTGCTACTGTTCCAAGCGGAAACATCGCTATATCGGCTTATGGTCGTTTGTGGGTAGCAGGTGTTTCAACACAAAACAATACTGTTTACTTCTCTGATCTTCTGTCTGGTCATGTATGGTCAACGGGAACTGCTGGTTCTTTGAATGTAGACAGGGTATGGCCTAACGGGGCAGATGAGATAACAGGATTAGCGGCTCACAATGGCTTTCTAATCATCTTTGGCAAACGTCAAATTTTGGTATATGCCAATGCGACTACGCCATCCACCATGACTTTGAGCGACACAGTTGGTGGTATTGGTTGTATAGCAAGGGATACGATTGCTTCTACGGGTAAGGATATTCTGTTCTTGTCTAACTCTGGCATACGCTCGTTTGCTAGAACGATTATTGAGAAGTCAGCCCCATTGGGAGACTTGTCTAAGAATGTACGCAATGACTTGTTGTCTACGATTGCTGGTGAGACTCTAGCCAATCTAAAGGCTGTTTACTCAGAAAGAGATGCTTTCTATTTGATAACCTTCCCATTGGTTAAGCAAGTGTTCTGCTTTGATACAAGGGTGCAGTTACAAGATAACTCATTTAGGGTAACCACATGGGACTCTATTGAGCCAACTGCATTGCTTTCCCGTAGGAATGGTGACTTGCTGATTGGCAAGAATGGATACATTGGTAAATATGGGACGTATTTAGACCATACGAGTAGTTATCGTTTCTTGTACTACACGAACCATGCTGATCTAGGTGACCAGTCGGTTACCTCTATCCTGAAAAAACTAACTATTGTTGCTATTGGTGGCTCAAACCAGTATGTGACGATGAAATGGGGATTCGACTTCTCCACTAATTATTTGTCAGCAACAACCTATATTCCGACACAAGGAACGTCAGAGTATGGGGTTGCACAATACAACAATCCAAATAATCAGGTTATAACGATAACAAATGCAAGCCCTGCGGTTATTACATCTGTTGATGGCTCTGAGTTTGTGTTGAACAACCCAATAACTTTGACAACTACTGGTACTTTGCCATCGGGCTTAAGTACAGGAACAACCTATTACTGCGTTAATGTTTCGACAACTACTTGTAACTTGTCTTTGACATCTAGTGGTACAGCGATCAACACGACAACAGCGGGAAGTGGTACGCATACGGCAGTACACGCACAGCCATCTGTGACTAACGAGTATTCAGATGGCGTTTCGTTGCAAAACCTGAAAGTCAATGCAAGTGGTTCTGGCAAGGTTGTCCAAACTGGCTATGAGACTAATATTTCAGGCAATGAACTATCTATTCAGAAGATTGAGATTCAATCTAAACGTGGCAGAGTAAGTTAAGGAGAAGAAATGACAAATTATGTGAAATCAACAAATTTTGCTACCAAAGACAATCTTGCGTCTGGTGATCCATTAAAGATTGTTAAAGGTACTGAGATAAACACCGAATACGACAACATTGCTGTTGCTGTTGCTACTAAGGCAGATGTTGCATCTCCTACATTTACTGGCACAACAACCATACCAACTGTTGCGATTAGTGGTGGCACGATTACTGGTATTACTGACTTGGCTGTGGCTGATGGTGGTACTGGTGCATCAACTGCGGCAAATGCTCGTACTAATTTAGGTGCGGCGGCTTCTGGTGCTAACTCTGACATTACCTCTATTACTGGTTTGACAACGCCTTTGACTGTTGCTCAAGGTGGTACAGGTGTGGCTACTCTGACAGCAAACAATGTATTGTTGGGTAACGGAACTAGCGCACCACAAACAGTTGCGCCTGGCACTTCTGGCAATGTTTTAACTTCCAATGGAACTACATGGTCTTCAACTGCTCCGTCATTTAATGGAACAGTTACTTCAGTAGCAACAGGCAATGGATTGTCTGGTGGAACTATTACTACAACTGGGACATTAACAGTTGCTTGCCCAAGTTTTAATAGTGTAGGTTCTTATGTTTGGGGTGCTGTACAAATAACAAGCGGAAGTCTTGCTGTAAATGGAGGCAACACATACTCTGCTGGATCAGGCAATGGTCAAGTATTAGCATCGCATGGTACTAATACGTCAATTCTTACTAATAGTTTGTCTGGCACATGGAGATTTATGGGGGGTAACTACACTTACACATATTGTTCAAGCAACTTATATGCTTTTGGAATCTTTTGCCGAGTTTCATAAAAGGAAAATAAATGTTTACTCTTGAATATGCAAAAAATCCTGTTTTTGGCAATACAGAAAGTTCATGTATTGTTTTAGATGTTAAATGGGCTGAGTTTAATGAAGAACATTCATTTAGTGCTTGTTCTTTTGATTCTATGCAACATGGTGTAGATTTATACAACCGAGCAAAGGCTGGTGAATTTGGTGAAATTGCACCTTATGTTGACCCAATGATTGCAACACAACCACAACCACAAACACAAGGCGCACAAGATTTATGACCTACGGGATATATCCAAATTCATCACCTGAATTTCGTATGACTCTAAAATCAGACGGAACAATGGTTATGCAAGTTAGATATATCAACACACCTATGGGTTACACAGGCAAGTGGATGGATGTAAAAATGGAAAAAGAACATGACACAAATAATCAATCCATCGCATCAAGTAACGTATGACGGAGCAACCTTGAATGTATATCACGCAAACAAGGGACAAGGGTTGCCACGGCATGAACACATATACGCCCATTTGACAATGTGTCATTCAGGAAGTTGTGTGATTCGCAAAGAAGGAATTGAGAAAGTGATTGACAAGTACACGCAACCGATAAACCTCAAGGCGGCTGAGTGGCATGAGATTGAGGCATTGGAAGACGGAACTGTATTTGTAAATGTGTTTGCGGAAGGCAAGTATTGAAAGTAGAAGTAATCAAAACCAAGAATTACGTTGTGTACTTTGAGGATGATTGTGGATTTACCTTCATTCATTGTGATTGCATGAAATGGAACAAAAGCGTTAAAAAGCAGTTAAAGATTGATTTTGATGAGTTGTTCAAGTCCTATAAAAAGGATATTTATGCGATACATGAGATTGGTGATGCAAAGCATGAGAAGTTTGTAAGAATTTTTGGGTTTGATTATTTGAAAGATTTTGTTGGTATGGACGGCAAAGCAAGACAAATGTTTGTTAGGAGAACATAATGGGAATGGAATCATCACTTATTGGTGGAGGGCTTTCGCTACTAGGCGGTGCGCTTGCTGGAGGTTCTGCGGCTGATGCGGCAAGGACTTCTGCTAATGCTCAACTTGAAGCATCAAGGATGGCGGCAGAACAGTCTCGTTTTGTTCCTGTCGGAATGGCTGGAACTCGGTTTGCCGTAAAACCTAGTTATTCATTTGACCCATCAGGACGATTAACTGGTGTGGAAGGTGGTTTAACGCCTGAAATGCAAGCCTATCAAGATAGATTACTGTCATTAACTGGTAGAGGCTTAACAGAAGCAGAATTAGCCCAAAGTCGTCTTGAGCCTTTATTGGGTGGCGCACAGCGACTATTTGGTTTAGGCGAATCTTATTTAGGGCAATCCCCTGAAGAAGTGGCTAATCGCTATATGCTTAAACAACAAAGTCTTCTTGCTCCAACAAGAGAGCGTCAACTGGCAAACCTAAGAAATCAAGTGTTTCAGACTGGTAGAGAAGGTTTTTCAATAGGTGGCACAGGAATGAGGCCAGGCGGTGGACTTGGGCTTACTGCATCTAATCCTGAAATGGAAGCCTACTACAACTCTATTGCTCAACAAGATGCACAGTTAGCGGCGCAAGCAGAAGAAGAAGCAAGGAAAAACATTTCGTTCGGTAGTGGTTTGTACTCTGCCGCACCTGGCCTTCTAGGTAGCAGAATATCTGGTCTTTCTACTGCTTATGCACCATTCTCTACTGGTTTAGGGATTGCATCGTCACTAAATGAATTAGGTTATGAACCTATAAGGCTTGGTGCTGAATTAGGCGGTAGAGTAATGCAAGGTGGCGCTAATGCAGGGCGCTATTTGTTTTCTGGTGGATTGGGTGCGGCGCAGACTATGCAACCAGCCAATGCACTCAACCCATTTGCCAGAACCATTGGCAACCTTGGTGAAAGCAGAGAGTTCACAACAGGATTAGGTAACTTGTTTGGTGGGCGCACAGGGGCAAGATTAGAACAAGGCCCAGCAGAGTTCTGGTCTTCGTAAAAGTAAGGAGTATTCAAATGGCAGATTCAATCGTAGGCGGTTTGTTTGGGATGACTCCTGAATCGTATCAAGATACCAGACAAAGATTAGAGCAAGCACAAGCCTTACAACAGGCTCAGTTAGACCCCTATGCGGCGGTTAACTACATGGCGGCAAGGGCTGGTCAGCAATTAGGTCGTGGCATTGGTGGTGCTTTGGGTGCTGAAGACCCACAGTTAAAACTAATCAGCGCAAGAAATGCTGTCATTCAAGGTCTTGATTTAAATAATCCAGAAGCCTTACAAGCCGCATCTGCGAGGCTTGCTCAAATTGGTGATATGCAAGGTGCTTATGGTTTAGCAGAAATTGCTCAAAAACGTGCTGAGTCTCAAGCGACTATTAGTTTACGTGAAGCACAGGCTAAAAAAGCCAATGAATATCAGATGGCAACCACATCATCTGAGCGTAATCGTAAGTTAATTTCTGAGGCAGATGTTGCTTTAAAAGAAGGTCGTCCACTTACTGCAACCCAAGAAAGCGCATTGCGTTATCAAGTTGCTCAAGAACTAAAGCCAAAAATATTCCGTGATTCAACAACTGGAGAATTGACAACAATTGACCCATTGAATATAGGACTTGCCGCACCAAATGTGGCTAAATATCTTAGCATACCTCAAACTACTGGTACTGCTGGTGGCGTTACCACTATTCAAACCCCTCAATCCCAAGAGGCGCAAGTTTCTCAAGCAGAGGCTTTGAATGAGTTAACCAATAGAACTAAAGACATTAGAGATGTGATTGGTGAAACCAAAAAGTTGATAAGTGGTTATACAACAGGATATGGAAGTTTTCTATCTGTATTGCCTTTAACAGATGCAAAAACGCTTCAAAACAACTTAGAAAGCATTAAAGCCAACTTATCCTTGTCTCAACTTACTGCCTTAAAAGAGGCTAGTAAAACTGGTGCATCTGGTCTTGGACAAGTTACTCGTAATGAGTTTGATGCTTTACAAAGCACTATTGCCAAACTTGACCCACAATCTAAGACATTTGCTAATGATCTTGATAAAGTTGATAAAACCTATGCAAGACTGTTAAAACAACTTGAGGGCAAAACTGAAAGGGCAGAAGAGCGTGTTAAAGCAACACAACCTAAAAAGCCTGAAGTGCCTGGTATGACACCAAGCGATGTTGCTCCAAATAAAAGCCCTTTTTCTGGTGTAAATCCACAATTACAACCTGAACCAACAACGCCAACTAAAAAAGTTTTGAAGTGGTCTGAACTTAAATAAGGAATTACGATGGACATCGAATTACCAAACGGAGTAGTAATTCAGGATATTCCTGAAGGAATGACAAAAGGTCAGATCATGGCGCAAGCCGTTAGAAATGGTCTTGCTACGCCTGAAGATTTTGGATTTAAAACTCAACAAACTCAACCTGAATCTAGTGTTAAACAACCTTCTATGACAGACCAATTGGCTCGTCAAGTTGGCTTGTTTGGTCGTGCCGCATACGAAGGATTTACTGCGCCAGCAACTACTGTTTTAGAGGGGTTGCGTAGTGCTTATAACCTTGGGGCAGGTTTGGTCGGCTCAGAAAGTAGATTGCCATCTGTTGCTCAAGCACAAAGCCAAATGCTGACTCAGGCTGGATTACCAGAGCCTCAAGGCATGGCTGAAAGAGCAATCCAAAGCGGTACACAAGCAATGATGGGTACAGGTACATTGGCGGCTATTGCACCTAAAGTGCCAGCCTTGTCTAGTAATCTTGCAAGACAAGTGCCCGCATCGGGTGCGGCAGGGTTTGTAGCACAGCCAACAGCAGAAGTTGCAAAAGAAGCAACAATCGGTGTTCTTGGAGAACAAGGAAGCGACATAGCGGCTACGATTGCCGCAATGGGTGTTGGCGCAAAGGTTGGTGGAATGATTCCAACAGGCGAAAAAGCACCAAAACTCTACACAATGGATGAAGTGCGCCAAAATGCAACTAGGTCATATAACGCACTCGATAGTGCTGGTGTCTATATAAAGCCAAAAAGTGTTCTTGGAATGGTTGATGACATTGAGGCAAATCTCAATTCAAATCAATATATTCCACAAAATGAGCCAAAAGTAGCCAATACATTGTCAAAAATGCGAGATATTGTTGGCGATAGGTTTGTGTCTTTCCCTAAATTAGAGGAATTACGCAAAATGGCTAACAATTTGCGTAGTGATACCGATCCAAATACTAGGCGACTTGGCAATGTAATGATTGATTCTGTTGATAATTACATCACTAAACTAAATGGTAATGACGTATTTGCAGGCTCTGGAAAACTTGATGAGGCAGTTAAAAACGTAATGTCTGCAAGAAAAGATTGGCGCAACCAAGGTCGTGCCGAGGTGCTTCAAGATGCTCTTGATGTTGTTAACGCAAAACTTGCTGACCCAAAGGCATCTGAGAGTGAGTTGATTCGTAGAGGGTTTATCAATATTGCGGCAAGCAAAAACAAAATGAACTTGTTTTCTGAGTCTGAGCAAAATGTGATTAAGTCTGTTGCAAAAGGTGGATCACTTGACCCAATATTGTCATTTGTTGGTCAATTTAGCCCCCTTAGAGCAAAACTTGTTACTGGGGCAACTATTGGTGCAGTTGGTACACAAAGTCTTCCAGCGGCATTAGGAATAGCGGGAGCAGGTTTGACGGCTGATACTCTACAAAGTTTAATGCGTAGAAGAGCCGCAAATTTAGCAGTTAAACAAATAGCATCTGGTGCTACCCCATCACAGCAACCTAACTATGGTTATTCAGGCTTATTAGGCACTGTTTTGGCTAACCCAGAGCCATAGGAGACACCCATTGATCCTTTCTCTCTCCTCATGTTGGCGCAAGGTGCAGTTGGCTTTATTAAGCAAGGCTGTGCAATGCTCCATGAGGGGCGCATGGAACTTGAAGGTGCTAAGAAGACAGTTGAAGGTGTCCTTGCAGATGTCAAGGCAATCAAGGGCATTTGGCAGTGGTTCATTGGCTTACTTAGTGGAAAGCCCAAGTCCAAGCCAACAGAAGAAGCCCCCAAGCCTCTGGCGCAAAAGAAAGCCAAAGCAGTCTCAGCCAAACAACAGTCTTACGAGGAACTTGAACTTAAACTTATCAAAGACATTGGTGACAAACTAGGTTTTCTCTTTGACACACAACAAGAAATCAACAACTACTACCATGAACTAGAAGAAACAAACAAAAACAACTACGATCCAACCCAAAACAACAGCAAAAAGGCGATAGAGAGGGCTTTGATTGAGTTACAGATGGAGAAGTTGTTTGAGCAAGTCAGAGAGGCGATGGTGTATGCACCAGCAGAACTAAAGGATTTGTATAGCAGATTCTTGAAAATGCACCAAAAGATTGAGCAAGAGCAAGAGTGGGCAAGGGCTGAGATGGTTCGCAGAGCAAGGCTAAAGAGATGGAAGCAAGAGCAATATGAGATTCGTTGTATCGAATTAACTGGTGGGGTGATTGCTGTGGTGTTTATGTCTTTAATATTTGGGTGGATGATGTGGGTTCTACGAAACTTGTCGGGTGGATTCTGAGTGTTTTGGCTTTGTGCATCATTGTTGCCACAACAAGCCTTGCCTACATCGAAACCTTGTACATGAAGGCACAACTAAAGAGAGAGATGAAAGAATTGCGTAAACTTAAACAGGAAATAAAGGACTCAAAATGATGACACTATTCTCAACCCTGCTGTCTTTTCTGATGGGTGGGTTACCCAAACTATTTGACTTCTTCCAAGATCGTGCTGACAAACAGCATGAACTAGCCTTGGCACAACTGCAAACCGAGCGTGAGTTAACGCTGAAGAAGGCTGGCCTAGAAGCCCAAGAGCGCATAGAGCATATCCAGACGGAGCAGATTCAGATCAATGCTGATGTAGCCAACACACAGGCGGCACTAGCAGAGCGTCAAGCCCTGTATGCACACGACATCGCCATCGGTCAAGGTGCTAGCCAATGGGTGACAAATGCAAGGGCTATGGTGCGTCCTGCTATAACTTACGGGTTATTTATTTTGTTTGCGTTTGTAGAAATCTTTGGATTCTGGTTTGCTTATCACAAAGAAGTGCCATTTGACCAAGCACTAGATTTGCTGTGGGATAACGAAACGCAAATCATTTGGGCATCTGTTGTCTCGTTCTGGTTCGGCACACAAGCCTTTGGAAAGAAATGAATATCTCAGACAAAGCCATTGAGATGATCAAACACCATGAGGGTGTGAGACAGAAGCCATATCGTTGCCCTGCCAAACTGTGGACTGTGGGCGTAGGCCATGTGCTGTACCCAGAGCAAGGTAAGTTAAAGATTGAAGATCGTGATGGGTTTGCACTTAAAGATGCAGACAATCGCACATTCACAATGGATGAAGTCAATGCAATACTTAAGTCAGATTTGGCTCGGTTTGAGCGAGGTGTGGTTCAGTTCTGTCCTGTTCCCCTCACTCAGGGTCAGTACGATGCTCTCATTTCTTTTAGTTTTAATGTTGGCTTGGGAACACTTCAAAGAAGCACCCTCCGTCAGAAGGTTCTTCGTGGGGATATGGAAGGTGCGACAGAAGAACTCTTGAAGTATTGCAAGGCTGGTGGGAAGATTCTCAAAGGACTAGAGAACAGGCGCAAAGACGAGCGTGCGCTATTCCTAAGTTAATCCTCGTCTAACCCCATCCACAGGATAGCGAATATGATTCCTATCCCTATCGTTGCACCTAAGATAAGTAGAACAATTATTGTGAGTATGTTCTCTATCATTTGATCTTGCTCCTTATAAGGCTCTCCAAGCACTTGAATAGCGTGAATACGGCACTGATGAAGGCTGGTGCAATCATCCCTGCTATAAAGATTAGTACTTCACTCATAGTTGTTCCTTTTTGTATAAAGGTAAAGATGCTAGTTCACTTTCACAGTCAAAGTCAAACCAATCATGTATCTCGTTCATAACTTCATTGACGATTGATTGGTTGATGTCCGATTCGCTTGGTGCATCGTTATGCTTGTATGCTCTTTTATGCCCAAGCACTACCCCATCAAAGATGCAAGTTTCAAGTAGTTGTAAAAATTTTGGTGTCATGTGTTTTTGCCCCTTAACTTTTCACTGATATATGCCACAAGTTTGCCCATCGGGATGCGCCCGCTACCCTCTTCTTTGAACTCGACCCAACGCTCAACTTCCTCTACCTCATCATCCGTCAGCCCAACCCATGTGCGTCTTGGCGGTAATGAAGAACAAGCCAATGCGTCATGCGCCATTCTTAGTAAGCCACACACTTGCTTGTTTGTCTCAATCCATTTATGTTCTGAGTCAGTCATGTGTTCTTCTCCTTGAGTTTGGCTTCAATCTCTGCATATTTTTTTAAAGACCAGTTAACTCCAAAGTTAAAACCAATCAAATAAACGCCACCTAAAACAACTATGGCGCATGAAACAAAAAATAAAAATTCAACATTGTTCATGTGTTTTTGCCCCTTAACTTTTCTTCAACTTGTCTGATGAAGTTTTTTACCCACAATTCGTGATGTGCAAGTCTTTCCACCTCATCATCCGTCAGCCTAACCCATGTGCGCTGTGGTTGTGGTGCACAAAATGGACAATCCTGTGGCTCCCATGCGTCTGTCTCGGTAGCACTGTTGCAACAACTCCATTCTTTTCGATACATTCCCATGTTTTACTCCTTAATACCGTGGGCGGCTTCGATGGCTCGGGCAAAACGCAAAGTGTCATCGTGTGGGGAAATACCATCTTGAGACTTTATTGCGATCACGCCTATATGCTCATCCGTCAGCGGCTTGCGCTGTGGTGGGGTGGTGTAAGGTGTATGCACCATTTCTTCGCTCCCATCAGTTTTGACGTCCCACACAGCGCCACATACGCAATTCAATGTGTGCATCACAGGCTCTGGCTGTGCCAATGCTTCTTTGATGGACATGATTACGGCATGACATTCTTCGGTCGTAAGAACCTTTCTTCTTGCCTTTCTCAACGCCTCAAGCGCCTGCTCAAATATTTTTCGTTCTTGTGGTGTCATGCTCGTCCCCTTGCTCTGATTGATTTAGATGTTTTTACTAATTGGGTCATTGCGCCTTGAATAAAACTGATGAAATCATGTTCATCTTCTTCAAGTTCATTTATGGCTTCTTGGTTTTGCAACATTGCTAAGTCGCATACCTTTGCACACGCCTCACGCTCTTTCTCTGCTACCAGTTTGGCAAAGGCTTCTAACGCTTTTGCTCTATCCTCAAACCAACCATAAGCAACCCAACTTTCGCCAGAATCAGACCAAGCCTGTCTAGCCAGTTCAATGATTTCATCTTGTGTCATTTCTCTCCCCTTTTCCTAATCCGTTCAGCAATAGATTCTGATGGATGTGGGTAAGCAACAGACCACTCGTCTGCAATCTTGGCGCAGGCTTCTCGTTCTGCCCTAGTTGCGGCTTCTATCGCAGGCTTGAGCATATCTATCGTAGTCTCTTGCAATTTCTGTTGTATCTCTAACATCTCTGTCAACTTGGCAATCTGTTCTTCATGTGTCATTGCTTGCCCTCCAACTTAGCCAGTCTGTCACCCAACTCACGTATCAGAGTTCTAGCTATTGCTAGTTCTTCCATCAATTTTGTGTACACAGGCATTCTGTTTACAGCCTTGTCAACAGTGCGTCGTAATTGCTCTTGCATACCATCTACAAAACCACGCTCGTACTCGTCTCTTAGTGCAGTTCTAGGACTGTGTTCAAGCTTTGCATATTTACGACCAAAATCATCGTTAAATTTTTTATGTATAGATCTGATGTACTCTTGCTTGATGCGTGACTCCATCTCTACGCGGTTAAATTCTTCGTCTTCTGGTGTCATGACTCCTCCCTTGCGGCAAGCATTGCGTCTGCCATTTTGTATGCGTACTTAGCTACGCTCTCATAATTCGAACTGTTGTTTAACATACTTTGCATAGCCCTAGCCGCAAAGTAATCACGCAATGTCATGCCGTCATCTTGTATGTACGCACCTTGAGAATCATCAAAATGTCTTGTGTGTCTTGGTGTTGGAAATGCTGGTATATCTTTCATACAACCACCCATACATATTTGTTAAACATATAAAAACCAAAACCAACAATAGCAATCAATGCACACAGAATTGCAAAGTCACTAAGTTGTGGGTCTCTGTAGGGGCCTGTGAAGATGTCTTCATTCACATAATCTTTAGGCCATGCCTCTTGCATGGTGCGGGGGAACATTCGTCCAGTTGGTAGTAGATCATCATTCATTTCAAAAGGCTCCTGTAAGCGTTAATGGCATCTTTCAGATCGTTCTGCAACTGTTGGATGTAGTCCTGTTGCTCTTGCAATTTAATGTAAGACTCTTGGGCAAACTTGGCTAAGTTTTCGTGGCTCCATGATTCAAATATTGGCATTGTTATCTCCAAAATCGTTTAAGATTGTCGGTTGAAAATGTTTTTTGGTACTCGGTTTCTTTGGGAGTAGTTAACCTGTTTTTCTGAGGCAAAGCTCCTGTGAACACTTCTTCTTTAGTTTTAAAAATACAAAAGCAAAGTTTGCAGTATCTGCGGCGGTAAGTAAACTCTTCATTCTGTATGGTTTCGGTGATTGCGATCTTGTCGCCCTCGCACTTAGGACATTTCAAAATGGCACCTCGTCCCAAACCCAAGATGAGCAGTCAACAAGACCAGTAATCCAATCATCTGGTGGAGGCGCATCAAACTCTTGGCACTTACTGAAACTAAGTTTGGTGCAACTTTGGCAGTTGACAGGAATAATGTTTATCTGTGCCAATTGCTTCTTCAAATGCATTTTGATGGCGTTTAGTTCAACTAAATTCATAATCTCTCACTTCCGTATATTTTCCGTTTTGGCGAGTTGCAATGCGGGATGGTTTTTTAATGCAGTTTGGATCGAAAAGCAAAGCATTGATTGCATACTCAACACTTGTTGGATAACTAAGCGAAGTATTTAGTGAACTGCGAGCAATCCACCAAGCAACAGCCTTCTGTCCTGCATAACCCGTATGGTCAAAACAAACCCATTCTGATGCTTTTTTCAAGATTCCAGAATAGTAGTCAACCCTAAGAGAGTCAGGCTTACCATCCTTCTTATGGGTGTGGTACTCAACCTTGGTGATGTCATGCCAAACCAAAGAGTGCTTGGCGTTTGACAAAAGTTCTGCGTAAGACAGAGTGGCATCCAAGACCTTGGGTTGCTCTTCCCTAATCGTGGCTCCACAGGCAACTCAAGTCAATGCGGCGGCGGCATTCCTCTCGCCGCAATCTGGACAGATGGAGAATGGAGCCTCTTGATTGCTGGTCAGGCGTTTGGCTCTACCGCTGATGGTGTCAACGGGGCCGAGTCTGGCAACTGTGTCGGTGAAATCAAGCACCAAGCAATCCGTCTTGTTATCTGCAATACGGGTGCCTCTGCCCATCCCTTGGACATACAAAACGGGTGACTGCGTTGGTCTGCACCAGATAATGCAATCCACATCTGGGACATCAAAGCCAGTTGACAAGGCTAAGACAGTTACTAAGCAACGAATCTCGCCATTGCGAAAATCCCTAATCAGGTCTTCTCTTTCTTTTTTGGGAGTCTCGCCACAAACAACGGCGGTCATAACACCAAGGGAATTTAGGCGATTACAGAGGCTTTCTGCGTTGACCACACTTGGTGTAAAGGCTATCCACTTCTTGCGGTCTGAGGCGATTCTGGTGGCTTCTATGGCTACTTTGTCCAAGTATTTCTCAACCTCTAGAGACAACTCACCAATCTTGTAGTCTCCGTTGGCAATTCCAACCTTACTGGCATCGATCTGGGTGATCACTCCATAGGGTGGTGGGACTAGCGGCGCAATGAATCCTGCATCAAGTAACTCACGCATGGTCACACGGCTGGCAAAGCCTGTGAACAGCGGATCATCTCCGTCCGTTAGCCAGACCCCATTTCCCCTAAATGGTGTAGCGGTCATGCCAACTGTGCGGTACTCGCAGAGTTCGGACAGCTTGGACAAAAAGGTGCGGTACATCCCCTTGGGTTTGGTGTCTACCAGATGTGCCTCATCAATAATCACCATCTTGATGTCTCCAAGAAGGTGAGCCGACTTAGCGATTGATCCTATGGTGGCAACAATCACATCTGCATCATGCTGTTTTTTGTTGAGGCTTGCACTCACAAAGCCAACCTTAATTTTTTGCGGCAAGAGGGCTTGCAACTTCTCGGCGTTCTGCTCTGCCAACTCCTTGCTAGGCACCAGCACCACAGTTCGAGGGTGGAAGTCTGGATACTGATCCCACATCTGGCGCACAATCTCAGCGCAAATGATTGACTTGCCTGCGGCAGTTGGTAGCACCAACAGAGGTATGTCAGTTACCTCTTGGTGCTTTGTCCACCAATCAAACAGGCTAGTGACTGTGCGAGATTGATACTCACGCAGGATCATTTTTTCTCGCCTCAAGCATTGCGTCTGCCACTCTGTAAGCGTCAGCAGAGAGTTGATAAACATTGGGGTGCATCCCATTGTTCAGCAAGCCTTGCATCGCTTGTGCGGCAAAGTAATCTCTCAGGGTAATGTCTTGAATTGGTGGTGTCATACAAATTTTCCTTCATATTGTTTCCGCAATTCCAAGCATTGCTCGTCCACCAAAATAGTCTTGTCTCCACAGGCGTGGATTTCCTGACTGCTCAAGTGGTCTGGGTTCTTGTTTGGATCGCCATTGGTAAAGCGTTTGCCATCTGCCATTTCGTAGATAACTCCATCTCCATCTGTGTCAATAGGATGGGCAGTCTTAGCCAGCAAAATTGGAATGATCCTGTGGTCTTTGCATCCTTGTCGCTGTTCATCAACCGACAAATCCTTTTTGTGCGTTTGGCAACTCCATCTCGCCTCTCCATCCATTTCTGGGGTGACATGGGCGCATGATCTGCAAGTTGGGGCTGGTACATCCGTTCCGTGGCAAATGCTGTGGTAGTCGCAGAACTTGCACTCGTACCAACTAGGATCAGCAGAGACACCAACAGGCGGCTCCGTGGCTGTGATAACCGCAATAGCTTTGTCAATGATTGCTTGAGCCTCTTGTGCGTCAAACTCAATTCGTTCTGTGTAGATTTCATCGTTATCCTTGTTGACTACAAAATACA